TATAAGTTAAATGTTGCTGGCAGCATTAATTTTACTGGAAACTTATTCAAAAATGGTTCTGCATTTGAAACATTACCAACTCAAAGCGCAGCAACTATTGGTGCTACGTTAAGAAGTAATGGCACAACCGCATTCTGGGATGTATCAACTTCTTTCAGTGGAACCTCAGGGGTCACAGGACAACCTGGCACTGCTTCTGGAACTGTTACTACTCTTCCATATAATGCAGAAGATAGATACAGAGTTGGGTTCCAAATTTCCAGAGGATATGCTATGGGGGGTTATCAAAATAGCACCTCTTATAAAAACGTGTGCTCTATAAATCATGGTACAATTACTCTTGTCAATCACGGAGATTTGCTTACAAATGGTCAAGGTTACTGTGCTGGTGGAAGAAATGCTAATATGCAGGGTTATGTGTTTATTGCGGTAAATGGTGTTGGTGGGACAGGTAAAGCCTGTTCTAAGATTAACATGAATAACAGTTCAAACGCTGGAACAGTAAATGTAAGTATTGATAGAGCCGCCACCACGATCATGCAAAGAGATTTTAAATTTGCATATGTTTATGGGGGTGGAGATTCCAGACCAGATAGATTTAACTATTCAAATGATAGTTCTGCTTTAATTGCTAATGGAAATCCAGAAGGAAACGTAAACAACCCTGCTGGTGGATATGGTGCTACATATGGATGGACAAAGAATGGTGCTGGATATAACTTCAGTTGGGCAGCAGAAACTTATGCAGTTTGGCCAAATGCCCCTGGAACTGATGGAACAAACAAAACATTATGTACAAGACACGGATTTGCATATTGGAATACTGCTGGTGGATATACTACTGCATCAAACCTTTCTAAGAGAAGTTTAGTAACTGGTTCAGAAGCAAACCAAGTAAGCAAGTTTAACTCTGGTGAAGAGACATGGCATACTGGAATGAGTAAAGGATTTATGTGCGGAATGTATAATGGAGCTCAAAATAATACTGGCGTGGTAGTAGATTATGCAGCAGAAACATTTGCAGCAAATAGCGCCATTAACCGAGTTGGTCCACCTGGATCTGCTTCTGGTGCAGGGACTGAGTTTGGAACATTACTACCTGGCTACGACGGTATTTAAGAGGTAACAATCATGAGAAAATATTATCTAACAAACTGTAAAAATGTTTCAAAACTTTCTAGTTTTACTTCACATGGTTCTATAATAAACTGGATCTCATTTTCTATCAATATTATTGACTTAGAAAATTTAAAATCATCCGTTCCTAGATTTGTAGAAATAGATAAAGAAACGGCTATTTTTGGATTTAAAAACTGGGGAGATCCTCGCACTGAAATAAAAGTATATGCAACTTCAGCAGAAGAAGATAATCAATTTGAAGATATTGATGTTTTTTCTTTTGTTCCCGAAGGAAAAGAGTTAACTCCTTTGTCTAAGATAACTATTCCAATGACAGAAAAAAGAACTAATGCTGTCATTTCTGCTATGAAACTGGTTGCTAAGTTATCTATTGAAGACGAATATGACGTGAGATATGATAACTTAATTGCAAAAACTTCAAGACTAGAAAGAGAAAGTTGGAAGTATCAGTTAAATGATCAAACATTTTGCAAAGAACTTTCAAAAATAAAAGGTTTAAACCAAGAAAGTTTTGTGACCACAATAAAAAATAAAAGCGAAGAATATAATAGTGAAGTCAAACGTTTATATATAGAGTGTCTGCAACTAAAACAAAAGTTTTATGATTGCAAAAGTATCAAAGAGTTGAATATTCTTTTTGAAGATTATTTCAATATTCCAATGCATAATGAACAAGCATTAGAAATTGGAAGAGAAATATTAAACACAGATTCTCCAAATACCAGACAAAATGTTGGATATGGTTTGAATTTTTAACATTCATTAAAAATAAGTATGACTATAGAAAGATCTTCGATTGAAAAAATCTCTAGAAAATGGTCTTCTGGTATGTCACCAGAACAGTTGAATACATATGTGATTAACTCACATGTGACAAAAGACCGCCAAATAAAACAAGCATTGCTAGAATGTGAAAATAGATTTCACAATCTAGAAAAGTTGCGTATAGAAAGAAAAAAGCATCAGGTAAAATACAAACAGATTCAAAAACAACTTGAAGTTACTACTGATGAATATGAAAAAGAACTTCTTCTCTTAGACCTAGAAGATATGGATCTAGATTTTAATGTTTTTGAAAGAAGAGAAAAGACTGTAGAAAAAGAGTTAGAAACTTTTATTGAATATTTACAATCTCTAGACATTGATGAAAAAGAGTTAGAAGAAAGACTTGAGTATAGTCCAACCGAAGAAAGAAAATATTGGATTGCAAGAATGGGAAAACAAGCAGCGTTAGATATTATAACGTCTGGAAGAATAGGAAGTGGAAACTTAGATTCGATTGCAATGATGAATGAAGAAGATCAAGTTGCAATTTTTGAAGTTGCGATTCAATATTCAGCATTAATGAGGGTAAGTTTAAATAAAATTGAAAGTAGACTTTCTCCATATTTAAAACAGTTAGAAAGTTTAAGTGGATCAGCAATCCCAACGTTCCATGGTATAGAAGAAAACTTTGAAGTTCCGTTATTAAAACAATTAAAAACTGTGAGAGGTGAGTTAAATGCAGCGAAATCATCCACGTCAAGTCTTCAGCTTACCTATAAACCCTAAACTGTCTGAAGATTTTGTAGAAAATATATTTATTCCTTTTCTAAATCAACACAAAGAATATATTTTTGATTTGTATTTTACTTGTCGTATGCCCCCATTTGAGCAAGATGCTATGGGAGATATTTTTTCTAATCCAAAAGATACAACATACAGTGCATTTTATATTTCTAAAAAAACAGGTATACCTCTATCCGCAACTTTTAATAATATTTTTGTTAGACCAGATCAAGAAAACTTAGATTTGTTTATTGAAAATTTTAAATATGTTTATGATAGTGGAGTAAGAATAGCAACTATTCCACATACATCTTGGTTAATGACAGGTCAGATTCAAAAAGCATTTCCAGATTTATTCATCAAAAATACTATCCTAAGAGAAGTCACTAGACCAAATGAGATTGTTTCTTTAGCAAAAGCAGGATTTCATTATATCAACCTTGATAGAGATTTAATGAGAGATAGAAGTCAACTTCTTGCTGTTAAAGAAGCAAAAGAATACTGTCAGTCTATCGGCAATCCAGTTAAGTTGTCTTTATTGGCAAACGAAAACTGTTGGGGTGGATGTCCCATTATGCCAGAACATTATCATTATAATAACACCAGAAAAAAAGATAATCCAGAATTTTTTGCAGATGCTATCAGCAGAACATCATGTTCTACTTGGGAAATAATGGATCCTTCTTCTTCTCTAAAAGCAGCAAACCTACCCCCATGGAAAGAAGATTGGGAAGAGTTTTTAGATTTGGGTATTGATGTTTTTAAAATGCATGGTAGAGAATCTGCTATGCGATTAAAAGAAACCATGGATATAATCTCAAAGTGGGCGAATAATGATGCCATACTTTTTGCTAATTTTAATGAGTATATTTACGATATTCATATTGAAAACAAACCAATAGATATTTGGAGAGATAAAATTAAAACATGTAAGTTTGATTGTTGGAAATGTAACTATTGTGAATCGGTAATAGATTCCCGAGTAAAGAAATATGATAAAGATTATCATCCATATGTAAAGCATGTGCTGAAGGCATTAGACGACTCTGGAAAAAATATTTCTAAGTTTGATTCTAAAAATTATAAAATAGAGGGGTTATCATCAAATAGAGTAAGGCATTTTTTAAATAATCTTTGCTCAGTCGAAGATGCAAAATATTTGGAACTAGGTGCCTATGCAGGAAGCACATTTTTTGCTGCCACCATGAATCATAATATACCTTCTTATGCAGTTGATGACTATATCGTAAATGTTTCTCCTGCTAGATTAGACATCAAATGGAATGGTTATTCTGAACCAAAACAACAGTTTGAAAAAAATCAAAAAAAATATAATGTAGGAACTTTAGTAGATACTAAGATAACTAACTTAAGAAACTTAGATATTGATTTTATAAAACCAAATATTATTTTTTATGACGGAAGTCACGAATATTCCGAACAAAAAAAATCATTAAAACATATATTACCTTTAGTGAACAATACTTTTATTTTAGTTATTGATGACGCAAACTTTACTGATGTTGTTAAATCTGCTAAAGATTTTATAAAAGAGAGTAAGTTATCTGTTTTATATGAGAGACAGTTGTTGACTACTAAATATGAAGACTCTTCTAGTTGGTGGAATGGGTTGTTTATTGCAGTATTAAAAAATGAAAACATTTGATCTTTTTCCGTCACCTGTGTATGTAATATCTTATCCAGGTCATGACAACTTAAAAAAGAAAATATTAACAATACTAGAAGAAGCATCATTTGAATCTAATCAAATATCAGAAAATCTTTTTCATTATAAAAATTCAAAAAATCATTCTATTCTATATGATGATTGTTTTGCTGATTTTAAAGATTGGTTAGAAGATTGTTGTTACTATTATATAACTGAACTTCTTGGTTATCATTTAGATGATAAAGTAATCATCACTGACAGTTGGTTAAATAAGTGCAACAACAAAGGATTTCAATATCCACACTACCACACAAACTCATATGTCTCTGGAACATATTATGTTAACTTTGAGGAAGATCATGCTCCGTTGATTTTTATCAAAGATGATTCCTCTTCATATGTTACAAAGCAAACTATATCTCTAGAAAAAAATAAAACACCAACCAGATATAACTCAGATTCTGTTCTTATGCCAGAAGAATCAGAGTTATATTTGTGGCAGTCGCATTTAACTCATGGAGTATCAGATAACAATAAAGATAATAGGATATCTATTTCTATGAATTTTATGCCAACGTCTATGACAAATCAACGCTATGGTTTTAAAACTTATTATGGGTGAATAATATGGCAATAGATTATCATGAAATAGTATCTCTTTTTTCTGAAGATAAATGGGACATAGGAATACTAAAAGACATATCGTATAAAAAAGTTTTAAACAAACCAGTAAAAGCTGCCTGTCATTTCCGTGGAGAAATGATGACTAATAGATTGCAAGCTCCATATCAATCTAATCATACTATTGTTTTAGCAAGAGCTTCCGAAGTGGCTGCTGATTATTCATTATATGAAGAAGCACATTACATTTTAAAAAAATACATTGATCAAGGTAAATGTATTCAGGTATATTTAAATTTTAAAGAAGCAGCAATCTATTCTGGATTAGGGGTAAGAGCAAAAAACTCTTTGATTTACAACAAAAAATTTGGATTTCAATGCAAGTTATGTGCATTTACTTTTCTGGAAGAAATCACTAACTATCCAGAACCTATTATAGATGAAGGTCTTTTAGATATATGTGATGGTTGCAATGATTGCATTGTCAACTGCCCAGCAAAAGCAATCTACGAAGATTTTATAGACGGGAATGCATGTGATACTTTTGTTGGTGTTGGTAATAGTGACAAGCAAACTTCTATAAAATGGTTTTGGTATGATCTAGTAAAACCAAATATTCCGAAAGAAGTAGTAGAATCTTGGACTACTTTAGAAGAGTTTAATACAAATATAGTGTGGTCAAATGGTTACGAAATGACTCCAAATGGTTTAATGAAAGATGGTAAGGTAATAGAAATGCCATTATGTAGATTGTGTCAGGAACAACCAAGATGCAGTAAAAGACCTATTGATTTTTAGTATAAATAAAATCAAGTCCGATTGGGCATTTTAGATCTAAAAACATTTTTTGAGGATATCATGGATACAGCACAACTAAAAGAAAATTTTACGACTCAACTAACTAACGTTGATGGTCAGATTGCTAAACTAGAAGAAGAGTTAGCAAAAGCAAGAGAATATCGTCTCAAACTGCAAGGTGGTTTAGAAACCCTAGAACTTCTAAATCCATCGGAGGAAGAAGAAACTCCTGCAGAAGAAGCAGAAGAGTGATCTTATAAATAGACACCAATATCCCCACATGCTAAATACATGTAGGGATTTTTTATAGGGCTTTACATGTCAGCATCAAAGCCAGCAACCAGAGAGGAGTTAAAGCAATACAGCCTCCGAGAGTTGGGCGCACCAGTATTAGAAATCAACGTCGATAATCAACAACTTGAAGATCGTATTGATGAGGCACTGCAGTTTTTCCAAGAACGTCACTTCGACGGTATGGAGAAACTGCATTTAAAACATGTATTAACATCTTCAGATATTACTCGTTTTAAATCAAACAACATCACACACACTGCTTCTAATAATGATGTGTGGACAGAGAGAGGAAATTTTATTGAACTTCCAGACCATATTATTGGGGTGGAAAGAATCTTTGGTGTAACTTCAAGTAGTATTCGTGGTGACTTGTTTGGTATCGAATATCAAATTTTCTTAAATGATTTATATGCTTTTGGTTCTATTGATATTTTAAATTACTACATGGTCAAGTCATATATTGAAACTCTTGATATGGTTCTCAATACAGGTTCATTGATTCAATTTAGATTTACTAAAAGGAATGGTAAATTGTATATTGATTATGATCCAGCAATGTTAACCAAAGATAAAATTCTTATCATTGAATGTTATAGAGCTTTAGACCCAACAAACCTCGCAAAGATATGGAATGACTTTTGGTTGAAGAGGTATACGACTGCTCTCTTCAAACGTCAGTGGGGTCAGAACCTTATCAAGTTCAATAACGTTCAGTTACCTGGCGGTGTGGCACTTAATGGTCGTCAGATCTACGAAGATGCTATTGCAGAGATCAGAGACATTGAAGATAGAATGTTAACTGATTACGAACTACCACCACTTGACGCAATCGGATAATGGCAAAAAGTCAATACTTTCCCCAGTATGGTGGAAGAACATCAGAACAAACTTTAGTTCAAGATCTTGTAGACGAACAGATTAAACTGTTTGGTCAGGATGTTTACTATGTTCCAAAAACAATGTTGATTGATAAAACACTCAACGATGTTGTTCTACAAAAATTTGAGGATAATGTATTGATTGAAATGATGTTGATTAATGTTGAAGGATTTGGTGGTGCTGGTGCAGTTGCAATGTCTAAGTTTGGTCTCAGTTTAACAGATGAGATTACATATGCAGTATCAAAAAGACGTTGGATTAACTATGTAGAAACTCAGATTGATACAGTAGTTCCAGATAGACCAAATGAAGGTGATTTGCTTTATGTGCCGATGACTAAAAATCTTTATGAAATAAAATATGTGGAAAGAGAAGTTCCATTCTATCAGTTAGGTAAGAACTATATCTTTTCATTAACCTGTGAACTGATGCAACATGCAGATAACTATTTTGACACAGGTAATGATGATATTGATAATCTAAATCAAGAAGGTTATGTATTCCCAGTTATAGTGAAGGTTGGTGGGTCTGGAGCTTTTGTAGTTGGAGAAGAAGTCAGGCAAACGTATATGGTTGACGGTTCTCCAGTTACAACAAAAGCAACTGTATCTGAGTGGGTTCCTTCTACACGTAAACTTCGTTTAACATATATAAATGGAGTATTAAAACCAAACATTGCTTTGGTAGGACAAAATAGTGCTGCCTCGTGGATTGTAGATACATTCTCCACGATTGATATTGATATTGATGATTATAATAATGATCAAAACAAAATCATGGAAACAAAAGCAGATGCTATTCTTGACTTCACAGAAGGCAATCCATTTGGTGAGTATGGAGATATGGGAGTATTCTAATGTTAGGCAATCACTTTTATCACGAGATTATTAAAAAAAATGTAAAAGCATTTGGAACAATCTTTAACAATATTCAAATTGAAAAGAAAGATCCCGAAACTGGAACTGTCATTCGCCAAGAAAAAGTGGCATTGGCGTATGGTCCTAAGAGTAAGTTCCTTGCTCGCCTAGAACAAGATCCTAGTACTGAGCGTAAGGTTAGTATTACAATGCCTCGTATCTCATTCGAGATGACTGGTATCTCGTATGATTCTACTAGAAAAACATCACCGATTCAAAAATATCTAAAGAAAGATGACGCAGAAGCGGTAAAGATTCAGTACATGCCAGTTCCATATAACTTATCATTTGAACTTGGTATTTTATCCAAAACTCAAGATGATGCTCTGCAAATCTTAGAACAGATCTTACCATACTTTCAACCATCTTTTAATGTAACTATTAATCTTATTCCAGAAATGGAAGAGAAGAAAGATCTTCCCATAATCTTAAACAATATTAACTATGAAGATGATTATGAGGATGATTTAATGCGTAGGAGAGCGATAGTCTATACACTAGACTTTACATTAAAAACATATATGTATGGTCCAGTTACCGATGCACAAATCATTCGTAAAGCAACAGTATTTGAAACTCTTGGAGATTTTCAACAACATAGGAGAGCAGTCCGTTATGACGTTACTCCAAAAGCACTCACTGATCAAGATGGAGATTCTGATGTTGACTCAGCAGATGATGCTTTACTCATGCCAGACGATGACTTTGGATTCAATGAAGGTATTACACTACTATGAACGAGTTTGAAAAGAACATGGAAGAAATCTTCGATATTGATATTGCACCTATAGAAAAAACTACACAAATGATTACACAAGCAAATAGTGAAGTATCTGTTGATGCTAACAAAGATTACGAATATACCAGAGGAGAGTTATACAGACTCATATCTCAGGGGCAGGAGGCGGTTCAAGGCGCGTTAGAGGTGGCACAAGAATCTGGGCATCCAAGGGCGTATGAGGTCGCTGTGAACGCTATGAAGCAGGTCTCAGACATGACTGATAAACTCATAGACCTTCAGCATAAGATGAAAAATCTCGGCAAAGAAGATAAGAAGTCATCTCCAACAACTGTTAACAATACAATGTTTATCGGAACTACTGCAGATCTTCAAAAGATGATTAAAGATGCTGCCAAGAATAAATAGAAAATAAACGGTAAATAATTATGAGATTAAAAATTTTAGGAACGGAAGTAGCACTTCCAACTACAGCAAATGGAGCAACCACTGTTG